GTATGGCGTCTGGCGGGGCCTCGAACTCCTCGATGCGCCAGTTGCGGAACACGCGCGCCTCGCTGTTGGTCAGATACGACCCCATCCAGACGTGGCTGTACTTCTCGGGGTCGCGTGAGCGGTCGTATTCCATCTCGGCCTTCAGCTCATCCGGGAACCACGGGTTGTCCGTGTAGTTCACCTCTCGGATGATCGATTCAGGCGGCGGAACCTCACCGCGCAGCAGCGCGTCGACCGGATCGCTCGCCTGGTTCGGGTTCCAGGTAAACCAAAGCTCGGACCCGCCCTTTCGCATCGTCGGGCGTAGGAGATCAAGACTGCGCTGGCTTAGGCTCTGCGCCTCTTCAACCCATGCGCAGTCGTAGCCTTCAAGCGACTTGATGCTGTCCGCCGTGTGGTTCTGCATACCCTGGAAGATAATCAAGCCGTCACCGTGCTTCGACTTGATGACCGACTCCTGAACCTCGAAGTAAGCGCCTGCGCCCATCTGCTCAATCTTGAGCTCTAGCAGGCGCTTGACCGACTGCGCCAGGCTCTTCTGCACCTCGCGCACGCATACCGTGCGCCGCCGCTGGTCCATGAGATGCGCCTCGACGACCATCTCGGCGAAGAAGTGCGACTTCCCAGATCCTCGCCCGCCATGCGCGCCCTTGTAGCGGGAGGGTTGCAGGAACGGGAGGCCCCATTCTGGCGTTTGGATCTGGAGCGTGCTCAACGCTTAATCACGCGCTCGATCTTTCGGATCTCAATCGGCGCGCCATCAACGCCCGTGTGCTCGTGGTGCTGAACCTCCTTCCACCGCATCTGCGTCTTGCTCCACCAGATCGCCGCCGCCGTATCACCGGCCATGACCTTCTGGAACAGCGTCTTGCCGACCTGCCCGTTTGCCTTCGCCTTGCCGGACATCAGCTCCTGGGCGAAGTGCTTGCGCAGCGTGTCGGCGTCGATACCGTCGCGGACCAGCACCGCGATCTGCTCGAAAGGCAAGCCGTAACCTGAAAGCGCCTCGACCTGCTTTCGCTCAGCGTCAGTCGGCTTAAACGGCGGCTGACCTGCGCCTGGACGCGCTCCGCCGTGCCCGTTTGTCTTTTTTACATCCGAAGTTTCAAGTGTAGGCTTCTTTGTTGCCATTGCTAACCTCCGCGAAAGGTTGTCCAGTTTCTGCGTGTGTTGCTTGCTTGCCAGTGTAGTCCTGCCAGCGCTTGATGATGACGTCGCAATACTTTGGGTCGAGTTCCATCAGGCGTGCCTGGCGGTTGGTTTTTTCGCAAGCGATCAAGGTGCTGCCGCTGCCGCCGAATAGGTCAAGCACGAACTTTTTGTCTTTGTGTGAACCAAAGCAGTATTCGACCAATTCAACAGGCTTAACGGTCGGATGAAACTTTTGGATTTCGCGCTTGGTATCAAAGACATTTGCGCCATAGAAGGGCGCACCATTGTCACCCCAAAACCAGATCAACTCATGGCAAGGCTCATACCTATGCATCCTGTGCTGGATTGGCTTTACCCAAACGATGCAGTTTTTGGGTGCGCCTAAGCAGGAGGTTGCTCGCAGAAATGCTCCGGCAGTTTTCACATCTCCACAAACATAAGCGGTATCGACTTGCACAAGTGAAAGTGCGTCAGCAATTACTTGCTCAAACTCAGACCCGTCGTTTACGATGGATGCCCCATCCGACTTTTTTGTGTAGTTGAAACCATATGGCGGATCAGTAAACACCATGTCCGCCTTCCCGCCATCCATCAGTTTCTCAACGGCATCAACGCTTGTCGAGTCCCCACACATAAGCCGATGCCGCCCAAGCAGCCAAACGTCCCCGAGCCTGGTCACCGGCTCCTCTGGCGGCTCCGGCACCTCGTCCTCGTCAGTCAGCGCCGCGGGCAAATCCTCTGGCGTCAGCGCCGCGATCTCCTCCGCGCTGAACCCAGTTAGCTCGAGATCAAAGCCGAGCCCTTCAAGCTCGCCAAACTCAAGCGCCAGGAGCGACTCATCCCATCCTGCGTTCAGCGCCAGCTTATTGTCCGCGATGACGTAGGCGCGCTTCTGGGCGTCGGTCCATCCTGCCGCGACGATGACGGGCACCTCCGCCATGCCGAGCTTACGCGCCGCCATCAGGCGGCCATGCCCTGCGATGACCTGCTCGGTCTCGTCAATCAGGATAGGCGTCGTCCATCCCCATTCTTTGATGCTGGCGGCGATCTGCGCCACCTGGGCGTCGCTATGCGTGCGACTGTTGCGTGCGTACGGAATCAGCTTCTCGACCGCCCGCTGCTCGATCCTTTCAGGGTGACGCGTCACCGACCACCTCAATCAATTTATCAAGATAATGGCGCGCCTTGTGTAGATCCTGCACGCCGCCCTTGTCCTTCCATCTGGTCACATATTTTACAACATTTCCTTCAAAGAAGCCGAGCCCGTTCGCCGCGATGAAGTCCCACGGCTGGACGGTCTTGCCCTTGTAGTGATCCCCCCCGACCTGGCGTGAGTTGGGGTCGTTGCTCATTATATACTCCGCCATCAGAAATTGTTTTCGAGATTAATGCGCACGAACTTATAAAGATCCGGCCGCTTTGATTTCATTATTGTCGCGTCCTTGTTCCGCGACCGCAGCCTTTGCCCGAACCTGTCCCACCACAACCAATAGTTCGCCTTATTCTCAACGGGAGTATTAGCGAATACCTTCACCGACAAATACCGCCCGGTCGGATCGGTGTTTCTAGTGTAGACGCTCCACTCCGAGCCGTACATCTCGCGCAGCTCGAACGCCTCCTCAAATCCTTCGGGAACATTCCCAGAAAACATCCTCACTTTCTTCCTTCTCCTCCTGCGTAACTTTGTCGCCGCTGCGGTAACAAGTAACAGTAACACACCCCATTTTCATATATGGGGGTGTGATTACGTGTTACCTGTTACCACCGCCTAGCCCCCAACCCATTTCCGTAAATTTATATGCTGTTACCACGTGTTACCGCTCCCCGCTTATTCATCAATTGATAGAACCATCTGAGCGGCCGTGCCGGGGTCCACGACAATCCATCCGCCGGGGTGAGACGTGATAATTTCCGCCGCCAGCAGGTTATATATGATGCGTCCGCTGGCGCTTTCCTTGGCGTAGACTTTGGCAGTCGATTCCTTCGTTCCTTCGTGGTTGATTAAATACGAAATAATATCTTCCTTTGAAACAAAGGGTTTTCCCTCGATTATCTCTCGATTACCTCGACGCCACGCATTACCCAGACGCCTAATATCTCCCGCCGCCTGGGTCTCCTTCTTTTTTGGTTGTTGCTCCTCCGCTTCTGCCTCGGCGAACACTGCGCCCTTGATCTCATCGCCATCCTCATCGAACCATCCGAGCGCCACGGTCTGCATCTTTCCGTGCAACGGCTGCGGCATTTCCGCGTCCTTCATCTTGGTGCAGGAGATCTCGATGGTGCCGGTCTCCTGCCGTTGAACGAGGATTGAGGAGTCAACGGAGGCCTTCCAGGCGGAGCTGCCGCGGGCGCGCCCCTTGGCATCGACGCTGTTGCCGACGTGATGGACGATGGCAACGCCTGCTTTGAACACGCTGGAAACGATGCCGAGCTGGCTCAAAAAGCGCCGGGCGTCCTTGCTCGAGTTCTCGTCGTTCTCCATGTGCGCGTTGAGGGTATCGACGATGATGTAAGCCACCTGGCCGTCGTCTGCCACGATATCCCGCACGGCACGGATGATCTGCGACGAGGCGTCGTGCGCGTCGATATCAATGGCCTTGTTGGTGATGAGAAGATCGTCAATGCGATCGACGCCGTGGTGGCGGCACCAGGATGCGATGCGCTGGCGCAAGCCGTAGTGCCCTTCGCCGGCGAGATAGACAACGATGCCGGCCTTCGTCTTGAGCCCGCGCCACGGCTTGCCGGTGGCGATGTGGCAGGCAACGTCGATCATCAGCATCGTCTTTCCGCCGCCAGACTCGCCGAACACCATCGACAGGGCGTTGTCGGGTATCCAGCCTTTGACAACCCACGGCAGCGGGGAGGGTTGCCCGAGATAGGATGTCGCCCGCGTCAGGTAGTAGTCGGCGCTTTTCGCCCGCTCTTTCGCCAGTATCGCCTCGACCGCCTCCGACCCTATCGCCACGCTCGCCGCCACGTCCGCCTCGGGCTCGTAGCGCGCGACGGAGCGAGCGATCTGGCTGACCTCGCTGGTGGGTAGCGGGATCTCGCAGCGCGTCTCGTTGATGACAGTCAAGGCCGCCAGAATCTCCGCCTCGGCCATTCCGAAGCTGCGCATGGCGCCGCCCAGCGCGGTGAGTCCGCTGTTCCGGTTGCCCTGAATGAGGTTGCCGTTAGCCGCGGGAACGACGCTCTTGCGCTGCGCCTGCATAGCATTGAGCCATCGGGTCTTGAGCGTCGCAGGCGCAGCGCCGTCGAACGGGTCGGACGACGCTTCCCACTCGTAGGAGTTGCCGTTGATCTTGGACGGGAAGGCCAGGAAATAGCGCCCGTCGCTCAGAAGATCGACGCCCTGCTCGAGCTTGCAGGAGCGCACGCCGTCGACATAGGCGAAGAGCC